CCGCCCGTGCCGCCGTCCAAGCAGGAAGATGTCCAAACGGTGACCTTCCGCATCAACTGGTCCGCGAGCGACAAGCGGTTGATGGGCGAGTTTGAGGTGTGGATCAAGGCAGCCAGGAAACGGGAAGCCAAGGAGCAAAGGGGGCGCAACCGCCGGGACGACCTCAACATGCTCGGGGCGCTCAGGTTACTGCACAGCATGAAACTGCGCGAGGCCACGATCCTGACCATCCAAGCCAAAGGCGAACCGCTTTACGGCAAACGCCCGTCTTGGGAACGGGCTCGGAAAATGGCTTTGAGAGTATTTAGAGAAGATTTCCTGATCGGGAAAGAACGGTGGAAGGAAGAACAGATGCCGCTCTCTTACAATAAGTTGGAGAAGGAAGAAACGGGCGATGAAGCCGTTAGCGAATAAGTAGCATATAAAAAGACTTGTCATGTTTCCGTTTTCCACGCAAAGTGTCGCGGAGATGAAGAGAAACAAAGCCATTTCTGCCAACCCATGCGCTGAGCCGTTTCATATGTTCACGATGGAAGAGCTGGCCGGGGTGATGGGCGTTTCTTTCAGATATGTGAAAGCGTTGAAAAATGCGGGTGCCCCTTTTTGCATGGGGCGGACGAGACCCGAATGGGTGGTGCGCTGGATAGATAACGACGAAGTCAGAGCCAAGCTCAACCAGATCAAACTCGTCTGAACGAGAGATAGATCAGAGAGATAAGAAAACGGGCGGCGGAATTAAAAACCTGCCGCCCGTTTTGTTTTTGGGGCGGTCATGCCCCTGTTTTTAAAACATGGGAAGAAAAATCTCCGCCAAAATCTGCAAGCAAATGAGGGGTAAATGCAACTTTATGCAACCCACAGCAGGATTTTGATTTCCGCCTCCAAGCGATTTTTGAACCCACCCTTATAACGCTCCCCGCACGGGCGAAAAGCCGTTTTCACCTCTGGGCATGGAGCCTCCGAGGTTGACACGGGCCGCCTGTGAACGGCGCGTGGAGGCGTTTCTCCACCGGACGAAACAACGAAAACGGAGGAGATGATGCGAGAAGAAAGCAAAGGCGGCCTCAGCCTACAACGAGGCAAAATCGCGCGACCGCAGAAGGTCGCGATCTACGGGCCGGAGGGAGTCGGGAAGTCCACTCTGGCAGGACAGTTACCCAACCCAGTCTTTTTGGACACCGAGGGAGGCACCCATCATCTGGATGTCGTGAGGCTGGACGGGGCGGAGACATGGGAGGAGATCAACAAAGCGGTTCAACAACTGGCGACTGGCGAGCACGAGTTCAAGTCATTGGTAGTGGACACGGCGGACTGGCTGGAGCGCAAGTGCGCCGAGTATGTTTGCAAGAAAGCGAACAAAGAGAGCATCGAAGATTTCGGCTACGGTAAAGGGTTCACGCTCGTTGCTGAGGAGTTCCAAAAGTTCTTGGTGAGTCTGGACGGTCTTCTTGCAAAGGGGATGCACATCGTCTTTCTGGCGCACTCGACCGTTAAAAAGTTCGAATCGCCGGAGCAGGCGGGAGCCTACGACCGCTTTGAATTGAAGATGAGCAAACAAGTCGCGCCTTTGATCAAAGAGTGGTGCGACACGCTCCTGTTTGCGACTTATTTGACCAGAGTTGCAGAAGGCGAGAGCGGGAAGAAACGGGCGGTGGGCGGAAAAGAGCGGGTGATCTACACGACTCACAGCGCAGCTTACGACGCGAAGAACAGGCACGGGCTGGCGGACAAACTCCCGTTCTCCATCGAATCGCTGGCTCCGATCTTTGGCGGGGCGATTCCTGCCAAGAGATCCCCCCAGAAAACAGCGTCCGAACAGTTCGGCGAGATCATGGCGGCGCACGAGAACGCCCCCGCTATCAGGGAGTTCCTCATCCACAGGGGACAGATCAAAGCGGACGGATCGTTCGCGGATGTGGGCGAGGATTACGCCAAGCGGGTGTTGTCGAACCCAGCGAAGTTCCTGCAAGCGGTGAGCGAGAAAAACCAACAAAATTCAAAGGAGTAATTTTATGCCATCATATACAGCGAGCCAACCCACGAGCAGGCCGGACTTTGTCGAGCCGGGCGATTATCTCGTGGAAGTTATCAACGCGGCGGAAGCCATGAGCAAGGCCGAAAACCCCATGATCGACCTCAAACTCAAAGTTATCCCCGACGGAGCGATCCTCTACGACTCACTCGTCTTCGTTCCGTCGGCGACTTGGAAGATCGACGCGTTCCGCGCCGCCACGGGTGAGACGGTTATTGCCGACCAAGAGGTGAATGTCGAAGCCGACGACCTGATCGGTCGGCAAGCCAAAGCACGGCTTTCGGTCGAGGAGTGGAATGGGCGCAATCGCAACAAGGTTGCGGCGTGGCTGATCCCTACCCCCGAGAAGTCGAAAGGAAAGGAGGTCAGCGATGATGACAAACCCTTTTGACCGTGAGACGGGGCGGGTGGACTTGTCACCCGCCCCCCTCCGATACGAACGAGACCCGATCCTCTGGAGCGGGAATACAGGCGCACGCTTCGCCCGATGTTTGGAAACTTTTGGCTGGCTCATGCTGGGCGGTTTTGCGGTTTGCGGCATCTGGCTTTTCGCGGATGTCGCGAGGCAACTGCTGGCGTTCTGGAGGATGCGCCCATGAACCTGCGCCCTTACCAACAAGAGGCGGTGGAGGCCATTACTCGTGGTTTCGCCGAATACGACAAACAACTCGCGGTGCTTCCAACAGGCAGTGGCAAAACGATTATTTTTGCCAAGCTCTCCGAGCATTACCAGCCAAGGAAAACGCTGGTGCTGGCGCACCGGGAGGAACTCATCGCGCAGGCGGTGGACAAGATCGAGCGGGCGACGGGGCTCGTTGCCGAAGTGGAGATGGGCGAGTGCAACGCCAGCCACGATTCTCCTGTTGTTGTTGCCAGCGTCCAGACGCTCTGCCGCAAACAGCGTCGTGAAAAATGGAACCCGGATCATTTCGGTCTGGTGGTCGTTGACGAATCGCATCACCTCATCAGCGACAGCTACCAGTCGGTGCTATCGCATTTCGACCGCAACTCGTTTGTTTTGGGGGTGACGGCGACCCCTGATCGGGGAGACAAGAAAAGCCTCGCCCGCTATTTCCAGAACATCGCTTGCGAGGTTTCCTTGCTGGACTTGGTCAAACAAGGCTACCTCTCGCCCATCCGTGTCAAGACCGTCCCGCTCGGGCTGGACTTGCGCTCGGTCAGGACGACGGCGGGGGACTACAACGCGGGCGATCTCGGTCACGCCATCCAGCCCTACCTCGCGCAGATCGCCGATGTCATCGCCCGCGACTATCGCGAGCGCAAAACGCTCGTCTTCCTGCCGCTCATTTCGATGAGCCAAGAGTTTGCGCGGTTGTGCAGGGAGCGCGGGATCGCCGCCGAGCATGTGGACGGGCAGAGCAAAGAACGGGGGCAAACGCTCGACCGCTTCGCCCGGAACCAAACGCGGCTCATCACCAACGCCATGCTGCTCACGGAAGGTTACGACGAGCCTTCAATTGATTGCGTGGTTTGCTTGCGCCCGACCAAAATCAGGAGCCTCTACTCGCAGATCGTGGGGCGAGGCACACGCATTCATCCAGGCAAAGATCACTTGCTCCTGCTGGATTTCCTCTGGCTTTCGCACGAGCACAACCTCGTTCGCCCCGCGCACCTGATCGCCGAGAGCGACGAGGAAGCCGAGCGGATCACCGCCAAAATCGGCGAGGACGGCGACCTCGAAGAGGCCAAGGAATCCGTCGAGGCAGATCGCACGGCCAAATTGCGGAAACGGCTGGAACAGAACACGCAACGGCGCGGCGGGACATTCGACGCACTTGAGCTTGCGCTGACGATCAACGACCTTTCGCTTGCGGAGTTCGTGCCGACGATGGAATGGCACGGCGACCCCGTAACACCCAAGCAAGCGCAAGTTCTCGCCAAGTTCGGGATGGATGCCGAGACGGTCACTTGCAAAGGGCAGGCGTGCCGGATTCTGGATCGCGTGTTCATGCGCAGCAGAATGGGTCTGGCGACACCCAAACAAGTCCGGCAACTCAAGCGGTTCGGTTACGAGCAACCCGAGCTGGCCAGCTTCGAGGAAGCCAGCGCGTTTCTGGAAATGCGGTTAGGCGCGAGGAAAGCGGGTGTGGCATGAGACCCTTGGATTTGGATTGGTCGGAGGTAAAGGCGTTCTACCTCCAGACTCGGAGCTACAAGGAGACGGCTGAGAAGTTTGGGGTTAATCTTGAAACTGTCCGGACAAGAGCAAAACGGTGGGCTCGTCAACCTCAGGGTGAATGTCAGGGTGAATCACCGTCTCAGGGTGAATGTCAGGGTGAATCATCGAATAAAACGGGACATGAAACGCATGTAACGGGTGCATCGTCCCATGAAACGGGGGTGCATGAAGGAAACATGCACCCTGAAACGGGACATGCACCCTCCCGTTTCACCTACACCTCCAAAGCCCCCGATCCGTTCGACCGATTGCCGCAAAGGACTCGGGATTATCTGGCCTCTGGGGCACCCGAAGGCCAGCGTAACGCCGAGCTGTTCCACGCCGCTTGCCAGTGCCGCGATGCGGGGTTCCAACCTTCCGATGTGTTGTCTGTCCTGCTCGCCCGAGGACTGGCCGATGGCTTGACTGAAACCGAGATCCGCACCTCGCTCCGTTCGGTTTTCACCGTTTCCCAGCGAGAGCCAGCACGACCCGTTCACCAGCCGCATCTGCCTCCGCCACCCTCACGATCCCGACACTCTGCGCCCTCCTCTTCCCCGCAACCGTTGCCTTCCCCTGTGGACGGCGGGTTTATCCCGCTCATGAACGCCTGTTTCAAGCCAGGCGAGTTCGTCAGTGTCTCGCACGCTTTCGAGGACGATGACGGCCATCCCGTGCCACGAGGCGGCACCACGCTCACGGCAACGAGATGGATCGAACACGCCCGAGACCGGGGCGGGATTGACAAGGTTTACACGGGCAAACTCGGCCTTTACATCCGCATCAACCCCCTGCGCCAAGACGGTTCCAAAAACGACGATGTCACCTCGTTCCGACATTGCCTCGTCGAGTTCGATAAGGACGGCCAAGACCAGCCGATCCCGAAAGAAAAACAGCTCGGGGCGATCCTCTCCAGCGGCCTGCCCGTCTCCGCCCTGATTGATTCAGGCAACAAAAGCCTCCACGCCTGGGTTCGCGTTGAAGCTCCCGACGCGACCGAATACAAACGCCGTGTCGAGGTCGTCTGGTCATTGTTTTCCGACCTCTTCCTAGACAAGCAAAACAAGAACCCCTCGCGCTTCTCCCGTTGCCCAGACGGCTGGCGCACGGTGGACGGCACACCGCGCCAGCAGAAGCTTTTGGCGCTCGGGCTGGGCGCGAATTCGTGGGAGGAGTGGGAGGCGCAAGCCGAGGACGAGAGCCTCGACCCGATGCCGCTTGAAACGCTCGGGTGTTACGACACGGACAACGACCCCAACACGCTTCTGGGCAAGCGCTGGCTCTGCAAGCGCGGTTCGCTGGTGATCGTCGGGCAATCCGGCATCGGTAAATCGTCCCTGTGCATGCAACTCATGCTCTCGTGGGCGCTAGGCTTGCCCGCCTTCAACATCGCCCCCGTGCGCCCGCTCAAGTCGCTCCTGATCCAAGCCGAGAACGACATCGGCGATCTGGCCGAGATGTTCCAGGGCGTGACCCGTGGCATGGCTTCCTCTGGCATTCCTTGCACTGCCGCCCTGCTCGGCAAGAATGTGGTCATCTACCGCGACACCACACGGGTCGGTGCCGAGTTCGCTCTGCTGGCCGAACGGCTGATCCTCAAGCACCGGCCCGACCTGATCTGGTGCGACCCCCTGCTCAACTACATCGGCGACGACCTCTCGCTCCAGAAAGTCGTGGCTGACTTCTGTTGCGTCTTGCTCAACGCTATCGCCAAGCGCACGGGCGTTGCATGGGTGCTCCTGCACCACACAGGCAAGCCCGCCAAAGACGGCAAAGCCTCGGCACACTGGACGGCCAGCGACTTGGCTTACAGTGGGCTGGGCAGTTCCGCACTGGTCAACTGGTCGCGCGAAACGGCCGTGCTGACGCGGTGCAAGACGCCCGAGGGGATGCCGCCGACCTTCCAATGGACGATGACCAAGCGGCGCAAACGGGCGGGCTTGCTCACGCCCGCAGGAGAGCCCGCCGAGTCCATCTTTCTCCAGCACAGCCCGTGTTCGGGCATCCATTGGGTTCAGTGCGAAGAGCCGCCCCAGCCCGAGGAGAAGAGCAGACCTAAAGGCTCCATCTACACGCTCAAGCCCACCCCGCTGACCACAGGCGAGTTCCAAGCCGCCTTGGCACTCTTGCCCGAGGGGAAACTCACTCGCGAACACGCCCCGGCGATGGCCGAAAAGTTCAAGGTCTCCGAACGGACACTCTGGAACTGGGTCAAGAAGCTCGCGACCCGATCCGCCGTCTCAAGCACCGCACAAAACATCTCCGAACCTCAGGACAGATAACTATGAAACCTCATCCTAGCCGAAAAAAATTCTTAACCAAAGATGGACGCTGGGTTCTGACAGGATCCAGCCCTTACCGCCTGTTCTGGCCATTGCTCGAACTCATGCCACCTCTCTCGCATTGGCCCGACAGATCCCGCCCGTTTTCCAACGAGCAGAGCGAAGTCCTCGCTTTCATCCGTCAGCAATGCCGCGTCGAAACCCCGGTCGCCTTGCGCATCTTCGATTCGGCATACAGGCGCAAATCAATCCTTTTTAGCCAAGAAAGCAAACTCTGGAGCGGGGCCAGATACCTCGCCCAAAGGTCGCCGTCTCTCTCGCCTGTTCCGATCGTCAACAACCTTTTGCACCGGGGCGGGCATCTCGCCGTGATCGCGCAAGAGGCGTCGAACATCCTGTTAGACCTGTGCATCTCGGTCGCCAGCGGTTCCCCGTGGATCGGATTCCCTACACTCAAGGTTCCTGTTCTCTACATGAACCTCGTCGCTCAGGAGTTCGTTGTCCGCCAGCGCATGATCGCCATTGCCAAAGCCAAAGGAGTCACGGACTTGTCTGGTTGCAGCCTGTGGAACCTGTGCGGCAACGGCGACAATATCACACCGGAAATCTTCTCTGGGTTGCGTGGGCAATACGGCCTCATCGTGCTCGACCCCATCTATAAAATCACTTGGTGTCACGCATGTATCGTCGATGAAATCGTGAGGCACTCAGGTGCCTCCTTGGCCATAGGCGATGAGTTGTGCCTGCCAGTGCCTGACCGTGACTTGGACACCCTCGTTTCCATCGCGCCGCACGGGGATACTGGCGCATATCTGCTTGATTCAACCACCCGTGTATTTGGCGCGACCGACCCCATCTTGATCCGATGGAAAGGGCCTGTCTTGAACCGCGTGTTTTTGAACGAATGACCCCTATGAACCCCCACTCTTTTCATCATAGCCGACAGTTAAGGTTCGTTGCTGAAATGCGCGAGAAACCCGTTTTTTCGCATCTTGTTTGGTCAGGTAAACATTTAATGATGTCTGCTGCAATTGCTGCAACTGCTGAAACCGCTGCAACGCAACAATACTTAAGCGGCGTTGCTGAAATTGCTGAAACCCCAGTTTATTATTCTTATAATAAACGGGTTTGCAGCAGTTTCAGCAGCCGCTGTGCGGGGGGAAGAAGAAAAAGACCGCATGGGAGACTCACACATCCATGCCAATGCTTACGCCAAATAGTCAGTGGTGTTGGCTTGCCTGCGGATAGCCAAGATTCGCCCGCGCAAGCCTATGACTTCGCCAAGCCAGACGCATTGGCAGTCTCCCATGCGGCAAGGGCAAAGTCCCCCGCGCGCAAGACCATTCACGGTCTATCCCAAAAACAAATCTTCCCGCGCGAGACTAACCCGAGGAGGTCGCCATGACCAACGACTACACCCCCAGACAAGCAGCGCACGACCGAGAATACCAGCTCGCTTGGGAGTCACCCGGGGTGAAGGGCTGGATCGAATCTCTGCCCCCAGAGGAACGCAAACGGCTCCAAGCCGAAGGTCTGCTCAAACCGATGATCGCCAAGCTCGGGGCCGGCATGAGCGACCAAGATCTGGCCGATTCTCCTCTGGCTTCCGAACAGGTTGACATCGCCGCCTTGGTGGATGAACCCGACATGGAAACAGCCCCTACGCCCCAGCCCGACACCGCCGACGCGCTCGCCTCGTTCTGCTCCCGCCTCTGCGGGGTCGAAAACCCGCGCATGGTTTTCGATGCGATCTGTTACGCCACCGGTATTTTGTCGCTGGAAGGCCGGAGCGCGACGGAGCTGGCCAAACGCCACGGGGTCACCAAGCAGGCTTTCTCCAAGATCGCCGTTCAGTGGTGCGAAACCTTCGGCCTCAAACCGTCCCGCAGCATGAAGTCCACGGAAGCGAGGGAAACTTATCGGGATCGCGCCGCCCAACATCACCACCGCAGGCGCAAAACAAACCAACAAGTTGACACGAAAGGAAGGGTATGAGCAAAGAACTGGCTGAACTGAATCTCGCGGCACAAATCCGCGAGGCCTACGAGGAATCCGTCAAGCTGGCCGAGGAAGCCAAGGGGCACGCGTCCAACGCAGTCGCCAAGGCCATCGAGTGTGGCACGCTCCTCCTGCGGCAAAAGGAAAGCCTCGGTCACGGGAGCTGGCTCGGGTGGCTGGACGAGAACCTGCCAGAGATTTGCGACAGGACGGCACGCCGCTACATTGGGCTAGCCAAAGCAGTTGGCAAATTGGACACAGGTGTGTCCAATTTGAAAAAAAACAAGGTTATCGGCAAATGCGAAACGGAAGCGTCGTTTTTGACAGATGGCTCTACCCTCCGCCAAGCCTACATCGCCACGGGGATTCTTCCCAAGCCCCAGCCCAAGGAACTCACGCCCGAGCAAATCCGCGACAAGCCGTGGGTGCGGTATTGCAGGTTTCTGGACGGGTTCCGCCTCTGGTATAACCGCCGCATCAACCAAGACCCGCTTAAAACTTGGAACCCCGATGCCAGACGGATTTTGAAGAAAGAACTGCAATGGTTCGTCAACCTCTACAACGAGCTATGAGAGGAGAAAAACAGGCTCAGGGGTTCGCTTGGAGGTTCAAACGGGGGTTCAACAAAATGAAGGAATCTTTTGTTAATCAACGACTTACGACGTGGATGTCGCCCCCCATGCCTTTTCTATGTGAGGACTCGATTTTTTCACTTCCCACATAAACGGGCGTTTTTCAAGGTTTTTCACGAGGCGTTTTTAAGGCGGTTTTCATAGGTAAAAAGGGTTTTTTTAAGGCATGAAATCAAGGCTCAAAAAAGTGGGAAGTAGGGTGGGAAATTTCCCACTTGCTTCCCACTACGGCGCGAAACCTTGCGTCACTCGCGCTTCCCGTTTGGAAGCCAAGTTTTGGATCGTTTGGAAGTGCGCCGGGGGTTCAGATTTGGAACGGGAATATCGGTTCTGCGACAGAAAATGGCGGGCGGATTTCGCTCACCTCCCAAGCCGAACCCTCATCGAGATCGAAGGGGGCATCTGGTCAGGCGGCAGGCACAGCAGGGGCAGTGGTTTCGAGCAGGATTGCGAAAAGTATCTGGAAGCGGCTCTGCTTGGCTGGCGTGTCTTGCGGCTCACGGGGAAGCAGCTTGAACTGGGGACGGTCGAGCGGATCGTGGCGATGGTGGAGCGGTCAGGCGACACGGAAGGAGCGATGGAGAAAGCGTGGCGCGATTGGCACGAGCAAGTGGATGCAGAAAACATTCCTGACATCTCACCGGCGTTCAGGCGGGGGTTTCTGTGCGGAAAATTCTAGTATTCCTCCGACAATAATCCCCCTCTCGCGCCGGTTGCCCCGCACCATGATGTGATAAAATGCTCCTAGATACTCGATGCGAATGCTACGCGGCATGACCACCACCGCTATCAGCCAATCCCAATCCTGTCATGATTGTAGCCTGACCCCATTTCCTAGAAATAGGGAAAATATCTAGGTTCAGATGGTCTTCCCTTTTATTTTCCATCAACATGCTTAACAAACATTCCGTTCCTATCATAGACGTCAAAACCACCTGAGGCCGATTTAAAAATACAGCCAACGAATTCCCCTGAACGAGTATGAATGTTGATCCCTCCATCCTCGTTAGTATAGTATTGAAAATCGGAGTCTTGGCTGGATTCATCGTTATTTGAGTGCTTCTGTATCCTATTTAATGATTTTGGTATCTTAATCCGAGGAATGGGTGGGTATACAGGGTTAATTTCTGCAGCAGGAGTTTGCAGCTTTTCTGTTCTTTTAAGAAAATCTTGCGCTTTTGTCACAGATGTTTTTGTTTTATCTGGTGTAGTTTCTAAAACCTCCCAAGGGTTAGTCTTTTTCTCCTTTGAAAGGATTTTAATAGCATCATCAAACCATGTTTTTCCAGTTTTAGCCACAGTATCAGCAACTCCGGCTTCTAAACTTGAAAAGCTGTTTAACCCTCCATAAAAAATAATGAGAGTTAAGGGGAAAAACAAAATCCTTTTAGTTTTTTTTGTTTGTATCATATGCAATTTCCTTTCTTGGTTTTGGATTTATATATTAACACTCCGACATCAACTTTAAAAGCTCTGATGCAATTTCATTCAGCGTGTGTCCATCAACATCTAACGCTGGGGCATCCGCGAAGGATGATGTTACATCCGCAAGCCAATCCTTATCTGTAAGACATGCCGTCTCCCAACCATCCGGAAGTTCATACTCTGTATCATCTACAGCAAGGGAAAGAACTTCGATGTAGGATTTTGGCATTACTGAAACAAGTTCCATTAAATCAAATGAACTAGTGTAATAAGAAGAGGAAAACAAAGCAGAAAACTCCTTGTCGAATACATCGTAGGACACACCTTCTATGTCAGATAAATGCCCAGCACTATAATCGAATCCGCTCATGCCCTCGCACCATTCTGGTGCTGGAACATTTGTCTGAACCATAAAACAAGCAGAATCTCTCCAAGCATCGAAAAATGTGCTCATCGAGTATCGCACGGTATTGTTGGTGGCTGGATCTGTAATAAATACACCAATGTCGTCTTTATTACGGCAATCAAGTCCGGACACAAGAACAGCATGATCAGGATTAGGCCCAATAAAAAACTCTTCAAGCTTCTCAAACAAAGAACCGTGGTTGCGAAGCTCATTTCCGTCTACACCAACTATAACTTTTTTTCCTTCTGAAAGTGCTTTGAAAAGGTCTATTCCAGAAGCGTTTATCTTTTGCGAAATCGGAATCCCTGCCTCTTCCAAGAGACGACCCATGTGCATTAAAGGTGTTCCGCCTCCTGGTGTATACCAGCCTTTTTGAGTAGCCATATCTCTCAATGCAGACTCATCAAAATCCCGACAAAAAAACTGTTGAAGGATCACTTCTTGAGCCTTAACGGCACATGTGTCGGAGAAAGATTGGGCACCGTCCAGTGCAGACAAATCGCTCATAGGATTTCCGATGATCCCCTTGTATTGTCCGCCCTCTTTTGCTCCCACCCTTGACATCCAGCCACCAGCAACACGTGTCAAAACTGATATAAGACTTTCAGATTCTTTCATTACGAATCCCCTTGTAGGGCATCTCTATTAACCCTACATGAGGTGAAAAACAATAAAAAAATATAAATTAAAAAAGAATTTAATGAAATCAGTAGCGTCCCACAGGAATTTTGGAACAGCACGACCTCTTGGCACTTTTAAAACGCTATGGGACAGCAGGGTGCTGCTTCAAACTCCTCTCTGCTCCGCACCAAGTGTTCCTGCGGGGGTTTCTCACAGAAGCTGTGGGACAGCATCCGCACAGGGGGAAGCGAAAATCGAAGAAACAAATGATAAAGCAAATTCGAGCCAGCCGCTAAGAACCCCTTGGTATTCAGCCTTCCATGGCCTGATTTTATGTGCTTATGGGACGCTACTGTAATGAAATAGAGGTCAGGCTATAAATTCTGACAAACATCCGTCTTGCAAGATTCATTTTCAGCACCGCATCTTCTTTTGCTCGCGCCTAATCTGCTGGCTCACATTCGCCGCGCTCTTCATCCACAGCTTTTCCTCGATCCAGTTCATGTTCATCACCCGTCTTTTCCCATTTCTCCAGTGCGATGAACACCTTACACCCTTCACTTTCGCGCAGTTTCTTCCAATCCCGAGCCTCTCATCTGTCAAGATTTGTAGCCTGACCCCTATTCCCTTTTCATCGGGATCAGGCAGGAGCGGATATTCTTTGCCCGCCTTCTCGGTTTTCTGGGCAATCCCGCCGAGGTTGAGTTTCTTGATGCCAGTCTTGGCTGGCGTTGTCGTCATTGTCGTGTTCATGGTGTCTCCTAGTTTTTGGTTTGGTTTTCACCCCCACCACGGGGGTTGAAAGGGGTTACTCCAGCGGGCGGTTCACTCGGATGCTCGCCCCTCTGGCTTTCCCGGCATGGTAGCTCTCGGAATTGACGGAACTGCGGCGGGCTCGGGTGTTGCGAAGTTTCGGATAGTGCTCGGCGATGTAGCGGGTGATGGCGGTTTTCGTGTCGGCCAGCGCGATCTGGTAGCACTGGCGTTCCTGCTCCGAAACGGATGCTTCGGCCTGGCGTTTGCCGGATTCGATGGCCTCCTTGATCCCGTCGTAGAGGCCGCGGTAGTAAGACTTGCGGTCTGGCTTTTCGTGAAGTTTTTTAAACTCGTTCCAGCATTGGAAAAAGGTCTGCCTCAAGAACCCGAAGGCGTAGGAGGCGAAAGCGATGTCTTCGGAAGACCCGATCAGGTCAGCGTGTTTTTGGCCGAGCACCGTCATGATCACCACCCTGACATTGAAGTGGGATTGCAGGAGCGAGAGGATGAGGAGGTCGGCGGGGTTGAGCGTTTTGGGTAGCTCTACCTTTTCTTTGCCGACGGGAATGTCGGCGTGCTCACCCGCATTCATGCGGAGGGAAGCCAGATCAATCTTGTGTCGGGTCATGAGTTCTTCGGCTTTGGCGAGGGCGACTTTCGCCTCGTGTTCGGTCGCGCCTCTGGAGCGGTCGGCGAGGCGGAGGAGTTTTTGGATTTTGTCGAGGACGGCTCCGTTATCCCCGCGTTGGTTATCGTGTGTTTCGTTCATCTGGGTGAGAGGTAACAAGCCGCGTGCCAAGGGAGCTTGGAGGAAGGTGCTGACAAAAAAAAGACTGTATCACCAGTGACGATTTATTTGTTGGAACGCAAACGAAAGAGGGTTGGTTGGCACGAGAATTAAAGTGTGACACCACTTGCACAGCGAGATCGAAGAAAAAGAGAATCTCTTGGCACGGGAGTTTCTCGGCGGGAGACTGACAAAAAAACAGTTGTTTAAATCAAGAGACTTACCGTTTTTCGTTCTGGTTTTCGGGCTGTTGGCACGGGGGTAACGGCGTGCCAGCACCGTCTCAAAAAAAGGCGTTTCGCCGCCAGTGCTGTCCCACTTTTGAGCCTCTAAAAATGGCGTGCCAAGGGAGAGCCGATTTCAAAAAAGAGAACAAAAAACGGCAAGTCGTTCGAGGGGAACGAGGTGATGTTCTGATCCGTTTCTCCTCTGGTCGGGAGGCGGTGATTTTCTTTTCTCGACAAAAAAACTTCCGAAACCATCCGCGCCATCAAGTTGTTTCAATCGAGAGAGATGAGGGCGATCCGCCTCTGGGGCATCCCGCGATTTTGTCGCTTGGCACGGGGATGGTTACTAGCAACACGATGACAACACCGATCAACAATACCACATTAGAAACGCTCCCCGCCCCTGTGCGGGAGCAAGTGAAACGGTGGAAGGCGCGGCACAACAAGCGGTTCTTCTACCTCTACAACACCGACAACTTCTGGACAGAAGAAGGCGGGCGATACACGGCCTACATTCTTAACACTGGCGAGATCAAGAGCGCGGAAGCCGCCAATGGCATCAGTGGTGGTTTGGGGATTGGGATCCAGTGGACAATACCGCACGGCGACTATGTCGTGGAGGAAGTCATCAGCCTCGGGGTTCCGATGCTGAACATTTTTTTCAACCCGCCCGTCACGCTGGCGACAGGCGCGGTTTCAAACAACAACCTGCCAGCACTGAAAGGATAATGCGATGGACAAACTCTACTACATCGTTTGCGAAGAGAAAGGGGAACCGCTCTACGAGGGGCGTTTCATGGGAAGGACGAGAGGGGCGGCATTGAAGTTCCTCAAAGAGAAGCTCGGGCGGGAGAACCTGCAAGGGACGGTGTTCACAGTGACGGAAATCCCCGTGAACCTGATCGCCGAGATCGTGCAAGCGGTCATGAAAGGCGAGCCCGTCGAGAAGATCACGGGCAGTGCCGAGAAAGCGAAAACCGAGGAGAAGAAACCCGAACGGTTCGACGCTTTCGAGAAACAGAACGCATACCCTGTCGAGGAACACGAGCTGGGTGGCGAGAGCGAAAGCACGCAAGGAACGGACTGGAAAGCGGCGCGGAAGTTTTACCAGAAATGCAGGAGCCCGAAGCAGACGGCGGAAGCCTTCGGGGTATCGGTCAACACGGTCAAGACGCGGATCAACCGGGAGGGGTGGCGATGAAAAACATCGAATACGCGCTAGCCCGGCATCTGGACATCACGACCCTTTCGAGCGAGGAAGTCTTGAGGATCGAGGACGAAATCCCGTCGCACCTTTGGTGGGCAGTTTCAGCGGCACAAATCCACGAAGAGATCGTGGGGGCATGGGACGAGATCGCCGATTGGCTGGGGAAAGCCAGGCCGTGGGAGAATATCTGCGGGAGGGACTCATGAGATACAAGTTCTCGACTTACGAGGTGAAAGTGCAGCGGCTGAACGAGAGCGGCGGGTCGTTCAGGGTGGACACGCCCGACCAGACGGCTGCCTACTGGCGGGAGAAAGTGGTGCGCTCGCCGTGGTATGACCCCGAGCGAGAGCAGATCGTCTCGCTGGTGCTCAACACGCGCCTAGCAGCCATCGGCCACTCGCTGGTGAGCCTCGGCACGATCAACGAAAGCGTCTGCCACCCGAGAGAAGTCTTCAGGGCGGCGGTGGCGATGGGCGCTTACGCCGTCGCGCTCATGCACAACCACCCCAGCGGCAATCCGACTCCCTCGCAGGCAGACCAAAGCGTCACCCGCACGATTGCGGAGGCGGGGAAGATTCTCCAGATCGGGCTCGTGGACCATGTGATCGTGGGCCAGTCAAGCCCCGCCTGCCCGAACGGCTATTTCAGCTTTAGGCAAGCGGGAATCATTTAACCGAAACAACGAAAGGAAACGAACGACATGAACAGGCTGATCGAAAAACGGAACGGAAAATATCACACCACAGCTTCGCCGCACAACTGGCGGCCCAAGACGCCCAACGACCTGATCGGGCCGTCTCGCAAAGTGGCCGAATCGCTGGTGGCAAAAGCGGTGAGGATGAGGGGCGAAGAAGGGGGCGGGACGATGAAAGTGTTGCTTTACGGGCCGCCTGGGGTGGGCAAGACGAGCCTCGCCGAGATGGTGGCGAAAGCGTTGACGGGCGCGACGCCGATGTCGGTGGAGGACTACAACGGGAAGATGGTGATGATCGAAACGGTGAAAGGCTGGATGCCGTCGCTGGCCTACGGGAATTTGTTCAGCCCGTGGTCAGTCAAGA